GCCCTTTTTAGGGGGCATTGTGGAGGCCTGAATGGCACTCTGAGGACTATTACCTTAAGGTAATAATACTCACCCTATTCTTCTGTTGCTCTCGCCTGTTGCAGTTCCATTGTCAATCCAATCTTTACCACATTAATCGCATGGATCACTTTGTTTGTGCAAAGCAAAGCCATGTTGAGAAATATGATAGAGAAGGGAAAAACTTTCGAATGGTAACAGGTCACCAACAGTGACAATCAAACGAATGTGTAGACCAAGATGAAAAAACAAACATATAAATTAATAAAAATAATCTGTATGCTGTTCTTAAATATTGGAAGACACACCTACGTAATTGGACTTGTTATGAAAAGGATTCACAATCTACTTAAGAATAATGGAACACTGTTTACCGTAAAGTACCTAAAACAGGCACGTTTACATGTTACGAGATACTACTGTGGTTCTCCATTAATGGAAAACAACATTGGCGTCTCGTTAACGCAAACAGGGTTCCCAATAATCTTTAAAGAGTGTGAGCCTCTAATTAAAGGGTCAATGAATTTGAAAAAATTCGTTTTCACTTTAATTAACATTTCAAGGACAATCAGACCAAGAAAAGGAGAGATCATACCTATATCACTTAAGCCTATAACTGATCCAAGTACAGCTGTTATTAATAAACTTGATAACCGCCTACTTAGAAAAGTTATTAGCCAGAATGACATATGTTTATCTATTCCTGATCATGGTCTGTCAGATCTAGAGTTGACAACTAAAAGCGGACCCCATGGGCCACAGACCTTAACAGCACTATATTCTATGAAGAGATATAGTACTGCTACGGCCTCGGCAATCATGGGAATGCTTTCAACAAGTCTATTCAAATACTTCAAGGATTTGTACCAATATTCACTCTCGAAACCTGATGAAGTTAAGCCTTGCGGATGCAAGGCCGCTCCAGAGGTAAGAAGGCTGAGTATTGTTAAAGATCCCGAGTGTAAGATGCGTGTAATAGGAATGTTTGACTGATGGTCTCAGGTTACCCTTAAACCATTGTCAGACAGTCTATTTAAAGCATTGTCTAAGATAGATTCAGATAGAACCTACTCTCAGGACCCTGCTTTCCACTTTGAGGTGGACACGAACTTGCTCTGAAGTATCGACCTGACTGCAGCGACTGATCGTTTCCCAATTGAACTGCAAAAGCAGATTTTGTCAATTTTGACAAACACTGCTTTTACAAGAGATTGGGCTGATGTTATGGTTGGGGAGGAATTCTCCTACGAGGGTGGGTCCATCTCGTACAGAGTTGGACAGCCCATGGGAGCGTATTCATCCTGACCAATGTTTACACTTTCTCATCATATACTAGTGAGGTATTGTGGACTCCTAAATGGAATCGACAATTTCAATAGATATATAATGTTAGGTGATGACATAGTTATTAACCACAACAAAGTGGCTAAAACTTACATCAGACTGCTTCACGCACTTGGTGTTGAGACATCTCAAGCAAAAACACATGTGTCAAAACACACGTATGAATTTGCCAAAAGGTGAATTGACACCAGGTGTGGTGAGATAACCGGACTACCAATCAAAGGTCTTTTGGATAATATTGAAAATATGTCAACATGTTTTCAGATATTATTTGATTGACAATTGAAAGGTAACAAGTTCTGAACAGACAGAAGTCTAGTTGAAAGTGTTGCTGATTTCTTGTATAAAGTCCAAGATTTTTCGAAGAAACCTTACGGTTATAGAAAAATATTGGAAACGCTTAAGCCAATCTCCTTCTTCATGAGACTTCGATTCTCGCTGAGCACACCAGATGAGGTTAGAAACCAAATCTGCTTGTGAACACGAAATTCGCAGTTCATTGTAGGAGGAGCTGAAAAGTTAATCCTCAATGAAGTATTGAGGGTCTTTAACTTGACTTATTCTGCATTAGTACAGAAATCATCCCGGTTAATAGTGGAATTCTATCATAGAATCAACGAGTTCGTTGAACTTGAAGATAATATCATAGAAGACCATGTTCATCCAATCCTTCAATGTATAGAAAACCACTTGGAGAGAATTGCTGAAAAGCAAGAATCTCAAAGAGGTGATTTAACCTTGAAGGAAATGTGTGATACACTGATGCTTATGGACATTGAGAGTATTATGACCCAGAAAAGAACAAAAGTTCAGATCATGGTTAACAATACTAAAATGGCTCATAAATTTGTTAATCTAGTTAAATCATGAGATCATGATAATCCTAGATTTTCAGATCCCCAAAACTTCTTCCACGGCGGAGCCGCGGATATTGGTTTTGGTAGCACTAGTGTACAACAAACTCTAGATCGGTTCCGAAGGTATTTCTTATAATAAAAGAATAACCTACAACCAGAAGGGTTGCATGATACTCTATCATTCAAGTGACTACCCATATATGTGATTTGCACCACATGTATGACTCCCATAAAGGAGCATCGGATAAGATGTAGTTGGATGTTGGGGCCTTCCTGCAACCTGGAAGGCGGTTACCTTGGAAACAAGGTAAGTCCCTTAGAAGGGACCATAATGCCCTCACGGG